AGGTTTAGATACCTAAATGACCTAAATAGGTCGATACTTTTACCTGAGGAACCTCAACTCAAAACCCTATAGGAGAAATAATATGGCAGTGAATAACATCGCACCAGCCCCTCAGTTCCCTGAGAAGGTTGGCGCAAATTATGAGCGCAAAATGTCTCCTGCAACTCCAGGAATGCGTGGTCCGCTACGCTTTGAAGAAGGTGTTGCAACAGACACGGATATCCCAAATGACTTTCAAGTAGGATTGGATCAAGGCTACGACGTACCAGCCGGACGTCCTAACCACAACATGAACGTTATGGAAAAATATCCTGAGGAGACAATGAAGCAACGTGCTCACGTCGGCTCAGCCGCATGGGTAGAAGCTCCAGTATATGTCGCTGAATTTTCACAAGGCGGCTATGGAGATCATTCTCAGGTCGAAATTGAAGAAGCTATTCGTTCAGGTGCTCGCTATCAGCGTGTAAACCCTGCACAGGTAGCTGACTAATACAGTAGACTACGGGTACCCCAGCCTCGTATTCCCTTCTCCGGGGCTGGGGCCCTACTAATATTTAATAAATAAGGATGAGGTAATGGCTGGCGGAATAGATTTTTCACCCCCGAGTTATAGAGCAGCATCCTCTGACTTAACAATCTCTATTTCTCCACTTGGATTAGTGGAGTTAGCAGACGAAGAATTTGAAGTTCACGGCCCACGTCTAAATCGCTACTCTCTTAATTGGGCAATGTATTTAGGTCATCACTGGTCATATCGTCGTGAGATTGGCGAAGCTCAGATGGTGTATAACTATTACCGAGCATTTACAGATTACATTATTAATTTTACTTTTGGCAGAGGCGTGCAATTTAGAAGCCCAGCATCTACTGAGGCAATTATCCCCGACGTATTAAAACGTGTATGGGAAGTAGATAATGACAAGGCTTCTATCCTTTGGGAAATGGGACAACAAGGCGGAGTTTCTGGGGATTGCTTTGTTAAGGTAGCATATGAAGAAGCATATGTAGATCCTGTTGGTCGTCCTAATCCAGGCAAGGTTCGTATCCTTCCTTTAAACTCATCATTTTGTTTTCCAGAATTTCACCCACACGACCGTTCCCGCCTTATTCGTTTTAAATTGAAGTATCGTTTTTGGGGAACTTCAGCAGAGGGAACACGTCAGGTATATACCTACACAGAAATTCTTACAGACGATCGTATTGCAGAATATATCAACGATGAGATGATTGATTCTCGTCCTAATCCTATTGGCGTAGTGCCTATCGTACATATTCCAAACGTACGTATTTCTGGATCCCCTTGGGGATTGGCAGATTGCCACGATATTATCGTTTTAAATAGAAACTACAATGAAGTAGCTACAGATATTGCGGATATCATTAACTACCACGCTGCGCCAGTTACGGTTATTACTGGTGCTAAAGCCTCCGCCTTAGAAAAGGGCCCTAAGAAGGTTTGGGGCGGCCTTCCTAAGGATGCACAGGTATTTAATCTAGAAGGTGGCGGACAGGGCTTAGCGGGAGGATTACAGTATCTAGAGACCGTTAAAAGAGCTATGCATGAAATGGTCGGTGTCCCAGAAACAGCTCTTGGTCAAGTTCAGCCGATTTCTAATACTTCTGGTGTTGCGCTTGCAATTCAATACCAGCCATTGATGAATCGCTATCACCAGAAGCTAATTCAATACGGCGAGGGTCTGCAAAAAATCAATAGCCTAGTTCTTAAAACTTTAGCGTTTAAAGAACCTGAAGTATTTGTGTACAACCCTGTAGTAAACGGACCTATCAAAAACTATCAACTTCCTGTATTAGATCTTAATAGCCCAGTAACTTTTGAATCAACCGTTCATTTCCCACAACCATTGCCTTTAGATAAGCTCATTGTTTTGAGTGAAATTGCACAAAAGATGCAGATGGGACTTGAAAGTCGAGAAGGTGCTTTGCGTCAACTTGGTGAGGAATTCCCAGACGAAAAGCTAGAAGAAATTAGATCCGAACTTATTTCGGATGCAAAGGCAGATGGAGCTATCCAATTGGTGAAGAACCAGATTGCAGCTTCAATTGCCTCATTAACCGGCATACTTCCAGGAGGGGAGGCTCCTCCAGGAGCTACTCCAGGAGACGGAGTTGGACCTGGTCCATTCGGTCAACCGGGGGTCATAAGCCCTATGGAAGGCGCTGTGTTAGAAGAGCTTGCTCAGGTTCAAGCTGAATTAGTAACCGAAGCTTATGGCACTAAGATGCCGCAGCGTCGTACACCTGATTCAGATAAGCCAGAGTAGCTTTAGGCAGACAAACTATAAAAAATTTGCCAGCCTACTACCACCAATAAATCCGCAGGTCATCGTGGCACTAAATCGGACAACGACCTCCAAAACCTAAGGGACAATCATGGCAGAAACAACGAATATCGTTGATGCCCCGGCAGTTCAAGAAGCATTCTTGGCTGACGTTCCAGCAGCAACGGAAAGTAAAGCAGAACCCGTAATTGATCAAGTTACGGAAAAAACATATACCGAAGTAGATTTGAAGAAGGTTCGTGAGCAGGAGAAATCCAAGCTTTACCCTCAAATTGATTCGCTTAAAGAAGAGCTCACCTTGCTTAAGAAGGAACGAGAAGAGCGATTGGCAGAAGCAGAACGTGCAAAGGCTGAAGCAGAGGCTGAAGCAAAGCGCAAAGCTGAGTCAGAAATGGATGTACGCCAACTTCTTGAAGCTAAGGAAAAAGAGTGGGCGCAAAAGCTCGAAGAAGAAAAACTAGAGCGTGAACGCACATTTGCACTACTCCAACGAGAGCGTCAGTATGCAGAACTCACTGAGTATCGCAATCGCCGCCTCGAAGAAGAGCGGGACAACATCATCCCAGAGCTCGTAGACCTAATCTCAGGAAATACTCCTGATGAGATTGAAAATAGTATTACAGGGTTGCGTGAAAGATCTTCACGGATTCTGGAATCGGCGCAATCTGCTATGCAGACTGCACGCAAAGAAATGACTGGCAGCCGGGTAACCGCGCCGCCTACCGGACCGATGGACACTAATTTGGAGCAAAATCAGTTAACGGCAGAACAAATCTCTGCCATGTCGGTTACCGAATACGCAAAACACAGATCTAAGCTTCTTGGAAAAGCAGCTAACGATCGAAATAAGGGAATCTTCGGATAGTAAATCCCCAATAACAACTTAATAACTAAGGAGAAAACCGACTATGGCATCAGCCGTAACAGGTACCGGCAATTTAGCTGCCGCACCTACAGCGTACTCTGGCTCTAACAGCCAGCTAACGCAAGCAATCCAGACGATCTGGTCTAAGGAAATTCTTTTCCAGTCGATGCCAATCCTCCGCTTCGAACAGTTCGCTGTTAAGAAGACAGAGCTTGGCGTTGCACCTGGTCTCCAGATCAACTTTATGCGTTATAACAACCTTGGTTTTGCAGGAGCACTTGTTGAAGGTGTTCGTATGCAGACCAATGCATTGACAGCACAGCAGTTCTCAATCACAGTCGCAGAGCATGGCTATGCAATTGCTGTTTCTGAACTTCTACTCAATGCATCATTCGATGACGTGATGGCTTCTGCTTCACGTCTTCTTGGCCGTAACATGGCCCTTTATCTCGATGGCCAGGCTCGTGACACCCTCATGGCAGCGTCTTCCGTTATTTACGGTTATGATCGTTCTGCTAACGTTGCTGTTAACGACTGGTATACAAACGGTACAGTAGGTACTTCACGTGCTTCTCTTACCGGTAACTTCAACCTTACAACCGCTGTTGTTAAGGACGCTGTCGAGACACTATCAACCAAGAACATTCCACGGCTTGGCGAGACCTACGTGGCATTCGTTCACCCACACCAGAGCCGTAAGCTTCGTGACCTCCCAGAGTTCATTGAGGTAACTAAGTACGCTGCTCCTGGTAACTTCATGCTCGGTGAAATCGGCCGTCTATATGACACAGTATTCATTGAGACCACTCAGATTGAGAAGGTCACAAATGGTGCTGGTGCTGGTTACACTACCGACACTGCAGTAGCTGCAGGCTCAATTGTTTACCCAACTGGTGGAGGTTATACATCTCCAGTAACAAAGACTGGTAACGGTAACAAGGATCGCTATACAGCTATCTTCATCGGTGACAATGCATTTGGTCACGCGATCTCACTTCCAGTCGAACTCCGCGATGGCGGTATTCTTGACTTCGGCCG